CCAGGGCGCGGGAACCCGCAGGCGGCGACGCCGGCCTCGACCTCGCCATCGATCCAGTCCTGGTCGGTCTGGGTCTTGCCGAGGATCACGTGAGGAGGCCGCTCCATCACGCGACACTCACCGCCCTCCACACTGTCCGGTCGATTGGTCCCAGCGCATCCCGCGAGCGCGACAGTCAAGAACAGCGGAACGAGCTTCGCTCGCGCGCTTGATTGCCTTCTCGTCCTGCCGTGCAATATCAGCGATCGCTCGCGCATAGCCCCTCTCCCAAACCGTCTTGTGCCAAACCCCGTAGGCAATCCCGACCACCGCCAGCACGACGCCGGCGGAGATCAATTTCGTCGTCAGTGACGCTCCACTGAGCGCGAGACCTAGCATCTGCATCATTGCCGCTCTCCGTTGACCACCGCCTGGGTCGACGCCTTGATCGCCTGCAGCGAGTTGTAGGCGATGAAGGCCAGGCCGGCGCCGACCAGGCCGAGCCAAACGCCGATCGGAACGTGCGCGACATACTCCCAGGCCCTAGACATCAGCCCGGGATGGTCGTCGACAACATCCTTGTGGTCGGTGAAAAACTCCCAGGCCTGCATCGCATAGCCGGAGAGCGCATCCCAGAGCGCGCCGAAAAATGCGACCACAGATCCCCAGAGCGCGGCGATCCAGTTTCGCTTCGCCGGCACCGTCTCGGGAGCGAGCTCCTTGACGATCTCCGGCTTCGCTTCCGCCCGGGCTTTCGAGACCGGCCGAAACCAGTTCTCCTGCTCCGCCTCGGCGAGCTCCGCCACGACTTCGTCAGCGATCTCGTGGAACTCCGCCAGGCTAACCGGAAGTGGGAGGCGCAGCCCGCGATCGTTCATGAACGCGCTGAGAGCGCCGCTCGTGCCGCCGCCCCAGAGACCATCCAGGACGCCAGGCGAATAGCGCCGCGCCTTGAGGCGCGTTTGCACGTCGAGCAGGACGGCATCGCCGCGGCCTTGGACCGGCTGCACGTTCGGCGGCGCCTCGGCCGGATCGACCAGGTCGGTCATCTCGGCCTCGACCGGATCCCCCGCCGCCGGCTCGGGAGCCGACTCGGCATAGACCGATACCGCCGCCGTCGCGTCATAGCCCTTCAGGACGTCTAGCGCCTTCGCGTAGTACTGGATGAACTCCTTCAGCCCGTTGGTCCCGCCATTGATAACGCGGCGGTTCGCCGCCAGGCTGTCGCGGAGCGCCTGGCCGGAGCCGTTGATCGCATCGGCGGTGCGGTTCGCCCGCGCGTCCTGCCCCCACTCCAAGTACGCCGCCTTGAAAGCGGTGTCCGGCTGATGCAGGAGCTCGGGATGCTCGACCAGCGGAAGGCCGGTCCGCTTCGCCATCGCGGCATAATTGCTCTTGCCGGTGCATTGCATCATGCCGCCGCCGCGGTAGAGCCAGCCGTCGTTCGGACCGGTGTTCTTGAACTCCTTCGCCTTGGTCGGATTGCCGACGCCATAGACGCGGTTGAACAGGACCGGACCGCGCTTCGCCACCGGGAGCGCAGCAATCCGCTTTGCCTCGGCCGCGGTGACCTTCGCCGAGTGCTTGCCGACGCCGAAGATCTTCATGATCGTCGCTTCGCGGTAGGCGCCGCTCTCCGACAGGATCTGCAGGCCGCCGGTCTCGGTCATGATCTGACCGATGAAGGCAGCCGCCCGCTTGCGCGTCGTGACCTTCGCCTGAGAGACGGCCTCCGGCCATCCGCGGACGATCGCGTCGACGAGATCGGCGCGCGGCGCCGCTCCGAGCGTCTTTGCGATCGCTCGGACCTGAGATGCGGTGATCATGGATGCCTCCTTATGCCTTGATCTCTTCGATCAAGAGCGAGCAAACCTGCGAACCGCCCAACAAGCGGGCGGCGCTGGCGCCGTTGACAGACACCGCGCCTTCGGCGCCGCCCATGCGGACGCTGATGGTTTGCGCCGTGATCGCGCCGGGCGTGTACTCGCAGACGATGTGCCAGACCGCTTTGTGATCCGCGGCAGCAATCGTGACGCACTGCGCGCCGATGTTCGCAGATCCAGCAAAGATCGAGGCGATGGCATTTCGCGCGCCGGATGCAGAGCAGGTGCCGCGGAACGTGCATCGCAGCTTGTTGGTGGTCGACTTCGGCGTGAACGAGGTCGTCAGGATCTGATCGCCCTCGGTGTTAGTCGGCGACGTGTCATCAACCGGCACCGCCACCGACGAAGTGAAAAACGAGGACAGGATCGTCAGGCTAGAGCCGACGATCGAGCCTGGAACGGCGGTGGTACCGGCGACGATCAGCGCCGAGAGCGCCGCGACCGCAGCATCCGCATAGGCGGTGTTGGCGATCCTGGTGTTGTTGGTCAGCGCGGATTGGTTCGGCGCGGTCGGATTGCCGGTCAGCGCGGGCGAGGCCAGCGGCGCTTTAGCTGCCAGTGCGGCGGTGATCGTCGCGGCGAAGTTCGCATCGTCGCCGAGCGCGGCGGCGAGCTCGTCCAGCGTGTTGAGCGCGCCCGGGGCGGCGTCGATCAGCGCGTTGATGGCGGCCTGGACGAACGCCGTGGTGGCGATCTGCTGGGTGTTGGTGCCAGCGAGCGCCGTCGGCGCCGTCGGCGTTCCGGTCAGAACCGCGTTCAGCGCGAGCAGCCAGGTCGACTTCGACAAAAACTGGATGAGCCCGTCCGAACCGAGCGCCAGCACGCGATCCGGCGTGACCGTCTCGGTATCGAGCAGCGCGAGCAGTCCGGTCAGGTCGTGAGGGTCGTTCCAATCACCGGGCTGCACCTGGTTCGGATTGCCGTTGCTGGCGCCGGCCAGGTTCTTCTTGTGCTTGATAGCCATGGGGATGCCCTTATGCGAATGCGGCGTCGACCTGCGCCTTGGTGGTGATGCTGCCGCTCTCGATCGAGGTCAGGACGTCGGCGTAGGTGGCGAAACAGGTCCGCACGTGCTCGAGCACGGCATCCGACAGCGCCGTCACCAGCGCGGCATTCAGCGCGTGTAGCGTGCCGTCCGCAGCCACCCATGTCGTCGTGAAGTCAGGATTTGCCATCGCCGCCACCCGGGCGCCGAGGATCATCTGCTTGGAGCGGTCGTCGGTGGAAATCGTCATGCCGCCAACGGAGATGCCGCCGACCTCCTTCTGCCAGCGACGCTGCGCCGCGTAGGAGATCAGCGAGATGCCGAGCCCCAGCGGCGCCAGACCTTCAAGCAACGACGCTTCGGTCTGACTGCCGTCCGGATTGCGCGCCCAGGTCGCGGGCGCGTATTGCGAGACGAACGCCTGGTAGTCCTCGTCTTGCTCGTCGACAACGATGCCTCGCTCGGACGAGAACACGCGGCCATCGTCCGCACGCCAGAACCACCTGTTGAGGTCGATGAGCATGCGGACGATTTCCTATTAGGCGTATTGACCGCCGGTCGCGGTCGCGCCCGCCACGGTGCCAGGGAAGTAGCTGGCGCCTTGGCCCTGCGTGTTAATCACGCCATTCAGCTGCGCGAAGTACTTCTGGCCGGTGACGTTGCCCGGGTTGGTGAAGCTAGGAGTGCCGGTGCCGGGAACTTCGATCTGACCGCCAGACACCGCGAGCGCGAACGTTGTGACCGTGATCGGTGTCGTGATCGTGTAGGAAACGGAACCGACGAGGTTAACCGTTCCGTTGCGATAGGCAGCGAACGCTTGGCCGCACGAGGCCGCGAAGCGATGCGCCGCGGGATAGACCGCGCCGCCACCGTTGCCGAGAAACACCCACGACGTCACGGCACCGTTCTCGGTCGAGAACGTGTAGAGCGTTGCACCCGCGCCGTTGGCACAGAAGGCGGCCATGTTCGCCGTGGCTACCGTCGCCTTCACACCCTTAACGGTGAGGACGTTCGGGCCATTGACCGTGATTGAATTGCCAATGCCGGTCGAGTTGACGTGGCAATTCGCCGGCGTGCCCATGTTGCCTTCGATCGTGACCGACGGGCCAGGGATCGTCGACGTCGCGACGCTCTCCAGATAGGTGCCGTCGGCAACGATGATCGTGATGCCATAGGTCGCGCTCGGACCGAACTTGAAGGCCTCCTGCATCGCGCGGCTGATGGTCTTGAACGGACCATTGACCCCGGACACCACCGCCGCGGTGCCGTTGAAGTTCACGTCATGGCCGGTGGTGCCGTTGACATAGAACGTGGTGTTCGCGGAGAGCACCTTGATCGTGGACTGCTGACCGTTGGTGAGTTGCCAGTAGGTCCCGTCGAACTGCATCTTGGCGATCATGCCAGTGCGCAGATCTTTCGACACCAGGTCGGCGCCAACGTTGTTCTTGATCGCGACTGCGCCCAGACCGGAGAAGTTCGCCGTCGCCGGGCCGGTATTGTCGACCGCAATCTTCACATCGATTTCGATGCCGGCCTTGTACTCCTTCAGCGCCGGCGACGGAGCGCCGACGATCGTGTTCTGCGATCCGGTGTCGAGGCACCAACGCGGCTGGTTGCGCTGGATCAGGTGCTGGACCGACTTCAAGAGAACGAAGTCGTCAGCGTTGTCCTCGGTGACGATGTCGACAGCGCCGACGGTGGTCTGACCGTTGCCGCGCGCCAGCTTGCGAAGCAACTCGACGATCTGGTTCGCCGCCGCGGCTTCCCACTCGGTGCCGTCGTCGGTGTCCGGGTCGGCGCAATCCTTCCAGAAGGTGTCGGTTGCACCGTGCGTGCGCGTCTCGGCGGGGCGAGCGGTGACGCCGCCCGACGCCACGGTCGGGCCAAAAAGATCAACTGCCATTTTATCGTACCTCGTAGACGGTGAGAATTTCGGCGTGGATCACGCGCGAGAGGAGACATTGAAGCGGGAGCAGGCTCGGTCCGCAGGAGAAGCGGCGCCCCATGCGCATCCGGCCCATCAGGGATGGCAGGAAGCGTCGCACCGGCTGGTAGGCCGGGCTTTCGGCGAGGAACACAACGATGCGGATTTCACCGCGGCCGAGCGTGCGGCCGACGCGGAAGCGGCCGCCCATGCGGGAGCAGCCCATCCTCATGCCGCAGAAGCGGTAGGTCTCCTCGCAGGTGATCGTCCAGCCGGCGCGCGCGGCGACATCAGCGTAGTAGTCGCACCGCGTGCCGCCGATCGCCGAGACCTTGGTGCATAGGTCGGGAAACGGATCGCAGTCATCCGGGAGGCCGTACTCCTTCATCCAATCGTCGCGCGTCTCGACGATCGAATGGCACCAAAACTCGCGGCGAAGGTCGCAAACTCGCTGGTAGAAGTGGAACAGGTCTTCGGCGAAGGCGCGGAAGTAGCGCCAGATCACCGAGCCCTCGACCTCAACCGCAGCAAAGAAATCCGGATTGAAGGCGTCCGGATTGAACGAGATCTCCGCCGCTCGCTCCGGCAGGCCCTCGTTGGTCGACCAGGCGCGGCCGCGCGGTAGCAGCTTCATTACCGCGTCGGTGCATTCATCGATCGTCGATGGGCAATGGAACATCAGCGGAGACCCTTACGGCACAAAGGTGACGGTGCCCAGCACCGCCATGTCGCCAGGAGCTAGCGCGACATCGTCGGCGGGAGCGGTGATCTTATGCCGCTGCTCGCCGCTCGCATTCGCGACCGCCTGCCAGATCCAGGAGCGCGAGAACGAGAACGGAGATGCCAGGTAGGGCATCGAGCCGAACAAGGCGTCGTCGCCGGCAGGGCGCGAGAGCCGCCGGAAGGCGTCCTTCAACTCGATCAGGACCGCGTCCTGGACTTCCACCGTGTTCGGCGAGAGGCCCTGGATGGTCACATCGACCGGGATCGGAGTGGGCGCCGCGATCGTCCCCGCGGCCCCCGCCGGCTGCAGAGCCGCGATATGCTCGCGGACCCGCTCCACATCGGTGCCGTTCGGGATGCCGTCCTCGTGAAGGTCGTACATCAGCGGGAACACGCGGACCGAGCCGGGCCCTTTCCAGAGCCGCTCCACATATACGGTCGGCCGATCGGCGTCGAACGAAACGCCAGGGACCTGGCCTGCCCAGAACACATAGTCCGCAGCCGCGCCGCCATGCGGCGGATTGCGCTTCCGGAACAGGATGCGCTGGCGGTAGCTCTCCATGTCCTCCAGGTCGGCGCCGAGCGAGATGCCGTCGGCATGGACCACCGCGGTCGGCGCCGTGGCGCCGCCCGACGTGACGCCGGAGACGATATCGAGCGACATTCCGCCGGCGGTATTGTTCGCCTTGCCGTCGGTCGCCGAGATGACCGGAACGGTGAGCGTGCCTGAGGTCGCCAGCACGCCGCCCGCGGAGACCAGGAACTCGACACCGTCAGCGCGCCGGAGCCGAGCTCCGGTGTCGACCGTCAGGTTCGTGACCGCGGTGAAAACGACGTCGCCCTGCGCCGGCGCCGCCGGCTTCTGCGGGATGTTGAACTCGATGCCATGCTCGCGGAGGCTCTCGATGTCGGGCGAGCTCCAGGCGAACCGCTGCTTCGAAACGTAGGCCAGGTAGTTGAACGCGTTGAAAAGTCCGCCCGCAATCACCTTCGCCGAGGCATAGACGTTGTTGGGCCAGAGCCAGGCGTCGGTGCCCTTCAGGTTCGCGCGGAAACTGGAGCGCGAGCGCTCGAGCAGGCGCTTTAGCGTCGGGAAATCGAACATGCTGGGATGCCCCTTAGACCGGCGGACTTGACGAGAACGGCTCCGGCGCCGGCGATGTCACCGACTGCTTCCAGATGTCCTCGAACTTGTAATCGTAGACCATCCCGCCGTCGGCGCCATAAAGCCGGACGTCCAGGTTGACGCGGTTGACATCGACCGGGCGCGTCGCGACCACATCGATGCGCGAGCAGACCTGCTGGAAGATCAGCGTCGAGAGCGCGTCGATCGCGACCGCCTCAACCCAGCGGCGGATTTCCTCGTTCAGGTGTGCGCGCTCAAATACCCAGAGCAGCGATCCCATGTCGCGCTCGCCGAGCTCGGGACGGATATCCTCGCCGTCGCCCCACCAGCCGCGCGGATCGTCACCGTCGACCAAGTAGAAAAGCGGATGATCCGGATCGATGCGCTTGTCGGTGAACAGGCAGATGATGACCGCGGTGTGCAGCGCGGCTTGCGCCTGCAAGCCGCCGCGGTTCTGTAGCGGCTCGGTGGCGCCGGCGATCCGCCAATCACCCTGGCCCTGCCAGGGCGCCCAGATCGTATCCCAGAGCAGGATCGGCTGTTCGTCGTCGCCTTCGCTGATCCGAACTCGGAGCGTCGCCATCGATGAGAACTCCTAAACCGCAAAGACCTTCGTGGCGCATCCGCCGGAGCAGAGACCGACAGGCGATCCGCCTTCATCGCCGAGGTCGACGCGATCGGCGATCACCACGCAATGCTGCGTGGTGTGCGTGATCTTGCTGTCGGTCATCACAGTGGTGCTGGAGCCCTTTTCGAGCTTTAGCTCGTCCTCGCTCCAGGTGACCTTGGCGCCCTCGTAGGAGATGACGATGCTGTCGCCATCCATCACGATCGAAATCGTCTTTTCGTCCTCGTCGGACTTGTCGTCGGTCTCGCCTTCGGGCGCCTCGCTATTGCCGGCGTCGTAGCCCTTGCCGATCCGGATGTTGATCTTCTTCTGGTGGACGTGGTCCTGGCTCTTTTCGAACTGCCGGATGATATCGCCGTGCATGTTGAACAGCGCGGCGGAGCCCTCCGGCGTTTTTTTCGGGCGGTATTTTTCATGACCGCCATCGAAGTACAGCGAGCGATCGGAGCGGCCGCCCATCTGGACCAGCACGCCGTCGGTGTCCTCCGGAGGCACCGAGGTGAAGCCGAAATCCATCGGCCGCCAGATCTTCTTAGGCTTCTCGTTTTTGCGCGCCTTGAGGTCGACGCGCTGCTGCGACTTTTCATCGTCGACCTTGACGATGCGCGTGCGGATCGTCTGCGAGCGAACCGCGTCGTCATGTTCCCAAGGGAGAGCCATCAGCCAAAATTCCAGGTTGAGCCGGACTTATTGCCCTTGCCGCCGCCGGCCCCCTGGCCGTCGTAGGCACGCGGATCGACCAGGCTAAGCGTCGCGATGCTGCCATCGCTGCTTTGCCGATAGACCACCTTCTCGATCAGCATGTCCTGCGAGATATCGAGATACGGACTTTGCGTGTAGGTGAGCGCGCCAGGCGTCCAGATCTTGCCGCCGTCATCGCGGAAGCCTTGCGTCGAGATGGTGGCTTTCAGCGCCTCGCCGGCGGCGCGGTTCTTCCGGTTCTTGGCGCGCTTTTCGGCGCGGTCCTTGGTGGTGTCCTCGTCCTGCACGATGATGATCGCGCGGTGGCGCTTGACCGAACCGTCCTCCAGCTGCGCCTCGATCTCCAGATTGTCATCGCCGTGACCGAACGGGCGCTGACCGCGGACAACGATCTTGGAATAGCGGTTCTTGCCGTTGTGGTGCGCGGTGCCGGACAGGATGTTGACGCCCTCCAGGAGCGGGCCATTCCGCTCCGAGCCGGCCTTGGTGATCTTGGCATTGCCTTCCGGCGTGCCGGTGATCGTCATGCCCTGCTGGCGCGCTAGCTTTTCGACGCAACGGAAACAGGTCTCGCCCTGGGTCAGCTGGTACTGCTCAACCTTCTCCAGCTGCTGATCGGTCTCCCATTTGGCGCCGTAGTTGCTGGAAATCTCCTGGCCGATTTCAAGCGGGTCCTTGTTCTCGAACTGACCGGTGTCGTGTTCCGCCGAGCCATCGACCAGGTCGGCGGACTTCGATCTGCCGCTGACGTGGATCTCCGCGCGCCGCCCCGCGAACGTCGGCTCGCGGCTATCGACATGCCCGACCAGGACCAGGTCGCCGGAGAGCGAGATCGACACATCGGCGCCGACCGCAAAGATCGCGTTCGTTGCCGCGGCGCCCATCTCGGCGGCGACGGTGAAGGCGAACTCGCGCGCCGCCTCGTTGAAGGCGGCGCTGACCTGGCACTCGGTGAAGGCGTCGTAGGAACCGCCGCCGGCGCTGATGGTGATCTTTTCGTGGCCCATTACTCGATCAAAGCCTCGAACGTTGGAGGGATGAACGCCGGATCGGCGACGCGATTGCGGTTGACGATCTCCATCGCACGGTTCGGGTCTTTGTAGAAGCGCCAGGCCCAGTAGAGCGCCGGCATCGACTGGTTGGCATCGACGTTGCGGACCGGCGCCAGGTCGATGATCGCCAGCGACAGGTAGTTGACCGCCGCGTCCCGAACCGCGGTGATCTCCTGGAATAGCCGGTGCTCGGTGGCGCTGATGCTTTCGAGCTCGGCGTCGAGATACTCCACGACGTTTCCGCGGAGCGTCAGAGCGGCCTGGCGATCGGAGAGCGGCGCCTGGGCCACCGCCTCGGCATAGGCGCCGATCGTCGCCAGGCGAACCACGCGGGCGGCCTCCTCGGCGTTGACAGCCTCGGCATACCGCCGCGGCGTCGCATAGCTGGAGGCGACGATCTCGCGCGGCGCCGGCAGCGCCTGGATGACGTCCTCGATCGAGCGGACCGCGACCGATGGATCAATGCCGGCAGAGACCGCCCGCATCGCCGCGACCAGGCGCGTCGGCGCCTCGGAGCGGGTATCCGGATCCGCGATCAACGCCGGGATTGCGTCGTACAGGGCAAACAACTCGTTGCGCTGCGCGGCGCTCACGACCAGGTCGACCGGGCTGGAGGTCCGGAGCGCGTCGATGGTCGCGACGCCATCGAGCAGGCCGTTGACCGCGGCATCGATGACGAAATCCGGCATCAGGTTCGTGAGCAGATTTCCGACGAAGGTCGACGCGACCTGTGTCGCCAGGTTGTCGACCGCGATGAACGTCGCGTTCGACAGGATCGCCGTCGAGATCAGCGAGTGCGATGCGCCATCGCGTGAGAAGCGCAGGTTATGAGCGATATACCCGTGCTTGTCCTTGTCGCGATCGCGCTCGAACTCCAGACACTTGACCAGGATCGGACCGTGCGTCGGCAGGACGAGGATGCCGGCGCCGCGTGTCGCACAGATCGACATCACCGAGGATGCGTTCGCGTCGGCGCTGTTGCCGACGCAATACGCTGTCACCCGATAGCGGCGGACGCCTTCGCCGAGGTCCTCCAGGAACGGCTCGTCCCGCATCGGGAACTCATGCTCCACGATGCGTCGCGAGCCGCCCTCGTTGTCCCGCTCAACGAAAAACGGCACCCCTTTGTAGGATGCCGCCCAGAGCGTCTTTAGCCAGTTTCGCGCGATCGACATCAGTACACTCCTGAGAACCCCGTCCCGCCAGGCGCCTGCGCGTCCGGCGACGATCGACCGGTCGAGCCCGGACCATTGCCGCCGATACTCTGCAGCCTGCCGCTGATCTCCGCCGAGAGCTTCTTCATTTCGTCGACCACCTGGATCAAGCCGCTGCTATCCACAACGAACTTGAAGGTGCCCTCCATCTCGCCGGAGACCTCGCCCTGCACGTTGACGTTCGCGCTCTTCTCGACATCGGCCTGCGACTGCAGGCCGGTGCCGTAGGTCATGGTTTGCGTCACGCCAGGCGCCGACAGCTGCGGCGCGTAGCGCGCCGCCTCCGCACGCAAGCGAGCCGCCGATGTCGCGTCGGCGCCCTGCCGACCGAGGCCTTCCCAATATTCCTTTGATCGGAAGCCCTTCGCCGAATAGTCGCTGCCCATCGGGTCTTCGCCAGCGGGATACGGGACATCGCGTTTTCCGAGACCGAGCCAGGTCGGATCGATGCCGGTCTTTTTGTCCATATCCAGCAGCCAGTTCACACCGGACTTGACGCCCTCGACCTCCCTGGCGGTAGCATCCCAATGCTTCTTGCCTTCCTTCAGGAAGCGATCGAGCCACCCGCCATCCTTGTAGCCCTCGCCGATGGCGTCGCCGAGCTTCTGAATGCCGGACGAGAGCCGACCGAGCGCGTCGGCGGTGGCATCCATCACCGGAGCCTGCCCCGCCAGCGTGCGCAGCTGGGCCAGGACGGCCTCGTAGGCAACGAACGGGTCCTTCTGCATCAGCGGTCCGGCGGCTTCCAGACCAGGCGCGCGGCCGAACTGCGGCTTCTTCCCCTCGTACTGCTCGCGCTGCGTCATCAGCTTGGAGAGCACATCACGCGCCGACGAATTCGAGTAGGCGCTGCCCAGGAACGTGTTCACGTCCTCGGCCTTTGCCGGATCGAGCTTCGCCCGCTTCATCGCCTCGCTGATGTTCTTCCATGCCCACTCGTCGGGCTTGCTCATCATCAGCGAGCGATCGACGAACTGACCGCTCTTGTCTCGGAGGCCGTACTGCCGACCGTAGTCCTTTGCCTTCGCGGTGGCTTGCACCTCCTGCTGCATCATCATCGCCAGCGAATTGCCAGCGCGATCGGCCCCCATGTCCTGCGCCAGCGCGACGCCGGTGGTGTAGAGGAACCGATTGTCGATGGTGGCGCCGGCGGATTTCATCCGCCGAGCCATCGTCATCACGTCGCCAAGGTTCATGTCGGCGCCTTCGACACTCTGAGCCTGGACAAAGCCCTGCGCGAGTTGTCGGATTTCCTTCGGGTCGACGTTCTTCCCGAGGTTGTCCAGCGCCTTGAAAAACTTCCGGCCCTCCTCGACCGCCGCGTCCTTGCCCTTCAACGACTGCATCACGGTCGTCATCTGGCCGATCGTGTCGGCGAGCTCGATCGCCATGTCGACCGAACGCGTGCTCATCGCGGTATCGCGGAGCCGCTCGTGCATCGTCATGCTGTCGATAGACTTAAACTTCTTGGACTGCTCGAGTGCAGCCGCCTCCAGGCGCTTGCTGTCCTCGTCGCTGAGACCGGCCAGGTAGTCGCGTGCGCTTTCGCGCTGCGCGGTGGCCGCCGAGGTCACGCCAGCCTTCGCGACGCGATAGCCGGCATAAGCGCCGCCGGCCATCGCCAAGCCGCGGGAGGCAACAGACGTAGCGGCGGAGACCATCGTCGAGCGCCAGCGCTTATGCGCGCCAGCCGCTTCGTCGATGCCGGACTTCATCTTGCGCCAGTGCTGGACCTCGCGATCGACCCATGCCGCATCGGCGCGGAAAAAATGCTCGGCCTTCGGACGCGCGGCGCGCATCTCGTTCTCGAACGCCATCCGGCGGCGCCGGACGTCCATCAACTCCTTTTCGGAGAGCTTCAGGCGCTTCAACTCGGCATCGAGGCTGCCGGTGAACTTCGGCGCCTTGACGTCGCCGAGCGCCTTCGCGTTGTTGGTCAGGCCCTTGATCTTCTGAGCCAGGCGATCGAATACCGCGCCGGTTTTGTCGGCCGCCGAGATTACGGCTTTGGCTTCGATCGTCCTGCTCATTGCTTGGACCCTTTGCCCTTGGTGGCAAGGCGACGGTTGAGAACCGTCGCCCAATAATCAATCTCGCCGATCGAGAGGCTGCTCGCCTCGCCGATCGTCAGGACCCGGTCGACGAAGATGAGCCGTTCAACGATCTCTTCAATAGCGCCTGCCGGGCGGCCTCGAAAAAATCGAATACCGCGTCCTTCAGCTGGATGGTGTCGGCGAGGCCGCATTGATTGAGCAGCGCGGGATCCTTCGGCTCGATAACGAGGCGCTGGATATAGGCCTCGACGATATCCTCCTTTTCGGAGGTGAACATCACGCCGCCCTCGCTGCGGCCGAACGCGCGCGGCTCGCCGAGCGACATGATGTCGGGAAACTTCGGCGCCCGCATCACCACTTGCGTGATCTTGCTCGAGCCGGCGCCCTCGATCGGTTCGAGCAAGTCGATGGTCTTGTTGGATAGGACCGTCATGTTTTGTCCTGGAGTTGGAGGATGGATCAGCGAATGGTCTTGTAGCTGTCAGCTGCGAGACCGAGGCCGGAGACCTCGCCGGTCGACGTATCGAGCGTCGGCTCGCCGGTAAAGAAGCCACCGGTCAGGATGTGCGTCAATTTTTGACCGTCGATCTCGACGAAGGTGATCGGCAGGTTTTCGAGCTCCATGATGTTCTCGGACCACCGGAGCGGCTCGCCGTCGATATCGACAAAGCGATCGAAGGTGATCTCCGCGGTCCGCGCCTTCGGAGCGACGGTTCGGTACACCGTCCCGTCCTGGTTAGCGCCCGCGGAAACATTGATATTGCTCACGTTGAGCGTGATGACGCCGCGCGCGGAATAGGTGCGGCCGTCGATGACGGTCGACACGCGACCGCCCGAAGTGTGCGACATAGGAAGCCTCTCTGGTTTCGGATCAAAGGACGGTGGCGCGCGCGGCTTTTAAGGCCGCGCGCGTGGTGACGATCAAGGCGTGCCGGTCAGCGGATACTCCGGATAGGTCGTCACGTTGGCCGCGAAGATGCGGAACTGGTTGACGACGTTCACCGGCAGATAGGCGTTGACGCGGTTCGGATCGGTCGACCGTTCCACGACCAGGTACCGAGCGAACAGATCCGACTGCTCCACCAGGCCGCCACTCTCGAGCTCAACATAGGCGTGGACGCATTCCGCCTTGATGATCTTCGGCGTGACGATCGCCGGGTTTGCCGACGGGTTGTCATCGGCGAGAGCGTGCCGACCAAACTTCTGCGTGATCCGCTGCTTCATGTAGCGGACGAAGTAAACCATCTGCAGCCGGGTCTCGATGTCCAGCCAGGTGGTGTCCTGCTGGCCGTACGCATTGACCTGGTAGGTGGTCACGGTGCGATCGAGATAGACAACGCCATCGACCGCGGTCGTGTAGCCGGCGATGCCGTCATAGTACAGCTGCTGGCGCTGGGTGATCGTGAACCGATCGATCTTCGCCTGCGGCGGACGGATGCCGACGAGCTCGAGCTTATGGCCAGGTCGGCTGATGCGGTACGCCTGGTCGACTTCGCCGCCGAGGTTCTTGTCGTTCGCCATGCGCGCGCCATAGGCCGCCGCCCAGCGCCAGGGCGGCGACGGCGACGCCGCAACGCCCATGATCGACACATTCGGATCGTTGCGACCGTTGCCGAACGAAGCGAGGTTGGACATCGTGTCGAACAGCGACGTGAAGTAAACGCCGTACAGCTGCTGGATCGGCGCCCAGCGACCCGAGACATCGCCCAGGAAATCCCGGATGACGTCGAGCGAGGTCGTGTCGGCGTAGGGAGCGCAGATAAAATCGTACTCCTCGTCGCCGAGCGCGGCGAGCGGCGTGCCGAGCGTCGGCGTGCCGGTGCCGGTGACGCCGGCGGCGATCGTCAGGTGGGTCTGGAGCGGGCCCTCGTCGCCGACCAGGTCCTTGGAGATGTTGAGCTTGTTGCCGAGCGCGCCGACGTTGCGAACCGTCAGGGTTACGACGTTGGTCGCGGCGGCGGCGCTGACCGGGAAGGTAAGCGGGCGGCCGAACTTCGTATAGCCCTTGTTG